GTGGATAAGTGGGCTACGAATAATACAATGAATGTAAGGATAAGTTTGTATGATGGATGTTTATATGGAATACGGTGCGATTGGTATAATAGTCTCATTGTTTGTAATGATGATTATGAACCTAATCAAAAGCCAAAAAACACAGAATGAAGATTTAGACAGTATAAGACAGAATATAGCCAAGATGGAGGAGACTATAGAGAATGTTGAAGGAATTACTATAAAATTGATCGAAAGATGGAATAAATCTGACGATACTAGTCAGAGACATCGAGAAGACATTGTGAAAGAATTGAACGATGTAACCGATGATCTGGCATATTTAAAAGGTAGAATAAATGGGAGACAGCAATAATGCCTAGATTTAGCACAAGAAGTAGAAGTAGATTACATACTTGCGATGAAAGATTAGTAAAGTTGTTCAATGAGGTGGTAAAGCACTTTGATTGTACAATTATAGAGGGACATAGGGGAAAAGAGAAGCAGAATGAAGCGTATAGGAAGGGGAATAGTAAACTTAAGTTCCCTAATGGTAAGCATAATAAAAGCCCTAGTATTGCTGTTGATGTTGCTCCCTATCCTATTGATTGGTCTGATAGGGATCGGTTTCATTATTTTGGCGGGTTCGTTATTGGAATTGCTAAGCAGATGGGACTAAATATAAGATGGGGTGGAGACTGGGATCAAGATACCCAGACAAAAGATAATAGATTTGATGATTTAGTACACTTTGAAATAAAGGAGTAGAAAATGGCTAAAGCAAAGAAAGCAGTAAAGAAAGTTGCAAAAACTGTAAAGAAGACAGTTAAGAAGGCTGAACCTGTAGTTGCAGAAGTTTCTCGTGGCGTTTACAGTCAGCGAGGCAAGTAACTTTATTTGTGCGATACGAAGTAGTATCTGGAAAAGAATACCCAGTTTATTCACGAGAAGAAGCGGATGAGCTGGGTTTGTCGTATAAACACCCCTTTGAAGTTTCTGTAGGTGAGTATGGTGTTTCTTCTGACGGAGAGGTAGCAGAATGCCTAAAGAAGAATGAATTAAAGGGAGGAACCTTCAAGGTCAAGTATCCTTGGGGGCCGTCATTTGTGCGTTCTAGCAAAGATGATATAAAATCTTCTGGAAGAGTAAATAATTATACCGAAAGTGGTAAGAATAATCGTGGTAAGTTCGTAAGTAACAATGATAACATGAAAAAGTTAGCACATCTTATGGCACAACCTGGAATGAATAAGAAAGCTGCTATTCATTTAGTTTTTGGCAGTATTCCAGATAATAAACGATATTCGTTAAACAAGACAATGAAAATGGAGGTCTTTAGAAAAATGGTAAATGATGAGTTAGATAAGATAGTTGAACAGTTTCCAATAGGGAAAATGGATACAGCTAGAGCTCTTGCCGCAGTATTAGACAATGTTATGGATTGGGACGGTGAGAGAATGGGTAAGGACGGTGATCCCAAGACTGCTATATCTATATTAGATAAGCTTATGGATATGAATGATATGAAGGGTAAAAGTAAAGTTGTTACTACCCATCAGATAGAAGCTTCTACTGTAGAGCATACATTAGCAGACATAAAAGAGAAGAAAAAACTATTTAAAGCAACACAAACGGAGGAACTACATGGGCTGGCAGAGACAACAGAAAAAAAAGAAGAAGGTAAAGAAGAGGAAGCGTAATGGAAGCAATAGTCCAAAAAGGACTAAAAAAAGATATTGATTATGAGTCAAACTATGCTCTCGATAATGAAAAGAAAGAATTTGAGAGAGATATGGGTTGGTTTGGTAAATATTGTTTTCCAAAGGCATTAGCTAAGGATACACCACCGTTTCATAGAGATATTTATAAACAATTAAAGAATGATGACACAAAGCGTGTTTTAATTGCCGCACCCAGGGGAACTGCTAAGAGTACAGTATGTTCTCTGATATTTCCATTATATAAGATAGCATATAAGAAACCAGAGGAAGATTTATTCATTGTTGTTGTTTCTGAGTCTCAAGCTCAGTCAATAAACTTTTTATCTAGAATTAAATATCATTTAGATCATAGTGATAATTATAGACAGATATTTGGAGATTTCAGCTCCACTACTGCAAGGAGATGGACTGGTACAGATATCATACTAAAGAACGGAACTCGTATTGTTGCAGTGGGTACTGGGCAAAGGGTTCGTGGATTTATTGAGGGAGATACTCGACCAAATGTTATTATAGTTGATGACTTTGAGTCTGAATTGAATGCCTTCACGCCCGAAGGACGAACAAAAAACAGAAAGTGGATGACAGAAGCTGTAATACCATCCTTATCAGACGATGGTAGGATAATTATGATTGGTACTGTTATTTCTGAAGATTGTTTCTTATATTGGGCTAAAGATAGTCCCGCTTGGAAGACATTGTGGTATAGTATTTGGGATGATGATGAGAATAGTATATGGCCTGAAAGGTTCCCAAAGGAGAGAATACTACAAATAAAGAGCGAGTTTGAGAGTGTTGGTAATATTAATGGATTCTACCAGGAGTACATGAATATTGCTCAATCTCCAGATGATGCTCCATTTAAGCCAGACTATATAAAATTACATCATTATGACTTTGAAAAAATAAACAGCCAACCTTGTTTGGTAAGGGAAGTTGGAGATGAAAAGAAAATCATACCAGTCGAGCTCTATACTGGAGTCGATCCTGCATCTAGTCTTAGTGCCCGTGCTGACTATTTTGTTATTGCTACCATTGCTATTGATGCTGACAATAATAAGTACATTGTCGACATTTTTAGGGAAAGGCTCGATCCTGCGAGGCAACCTCAAAAGATTATTGATATTTATGAAAGATTCAATCCAAAAAGAATGAAGATTGAGACAGTTGCATACCAGGAAGCACTTCGAAGCGCAACGAGAGCGATAATGCTCGAAAAGAATTTATATATACCAGGTTTGGAAAAAGGTGTAAAACCACGGAACCGAAAGAGTGAAAGATTACTATCATTAGTACCAATCTTTGCGAAAGGAGAGTTTTTCTTTAGACCACAAGACTTGACAGCTCAGCAAGAGTTCTTATCTTATCCAAGAGGTAAGAACGATGATATTATGGATGCAGTATGGACTGCACTTGAAGGAGCAAAACCTTGTAGGATAAAAAGGGATGAATTTGACCCTAAAGAAGAACTTGAGATAAAAAGCAATAAAATACTTGACTGGTTAACTATGTAGGTAGTAATATTAAATGATGGCTTACAACTCAAAATCACAGAAAAGTGGCAAAAAACTCGTCGAAGAAACACATGATTTGTGGAAAACATACTCAAAGAAGCGAGAAGTATGGGCAAATCATGCTCAAGAAGATAGAGAATTTCGCCTCGGCAAGCAATGGACAGCAGATCAGAAGCGTCTTTTGGAGGAGAGAGGGCAGGCTCCATTAGTTGTAAATCGTATTCATCCAGCAGTAGAAGCAGCAAAAGCTTTAATCACTGCTAATAAACCACAATTCAGAGTATCCCCTAGAGAAGATAGTGATAATTCAGTAGCTCAGGCTATAAATGGATTATTAGAATATATCTGGCAGATATCAGAGGGGAATACTGTATTAAGAAGAATTGTAGATGATTATTATGTAACTGGACTTGGGTGTGCTCTAGTTGCAATAGACCCAATGATGGATATGGGTAAAGGCGAGGTATGTATACATGATATAGACCCACTTGATGTTTATATAGACCCAAATTCAAGACATCCATTCGCAGATGATGCAGAGAATGTTATTATATCTAGACTATATACTAAAGATCAAGCAAAGGCATTATATCCAATGTATAAAAAAGCTATTGGAAATGCTAGTACAGAAACATTTTTATCTGATAGACCAAATACAGCAAGAGAAGATGATGGCGAGACAACTTGGCCTGAATCTACTGAAACCCAGACAATACATAATTTTGGTGAAAGTAAAGAATATATTAGAGGATATGAAAGATATTATCCACTAATGATAGATCATTATAGAATCTTTGAGAGTATGACTGGAGATGAAGACTTACTTGACGAAGAAGATTATAAAGAATATTTAAAACAGCCTGCTTGGATTATACAAGGGCAGGTAGTAGTAGAGCCAGAACAGGCTCAAGCAGCAATACAACAATTACAAGCATTATATCAAGAAAAACTGCAACAAGGAAGAGCTCAGGGGAACTTAGAGTTACCAGAAGAGCCCGATATCCAAGAGATAACATTTGCTCAATTAGTTGAGGCTGGTCAAATAGAAGTAGTTGTTGTACCAACAAAAAGAATTAAACAATGTGTAATTATGGGCGATAAGCTTTTATATTCTCGTATCCTCCCTATCGATAAGTATCCGATTGTGTTCTTTATGAACCAACATACCAGAACCCCCTATCCTATGTCAGATGTTCGCATGGTCAAAGGTATGCAGGAATACATTAATA